AAAGAAGGTAAGAGTCCTAGTGGTGGACTCAACGCTAAAGGTCGTGCTTCATACAAAGGTGGTACATTAAAAGCTCCTGTTAAGTCAGGAGACAATCCTAGACGATCTTCTTTCCTAGCAAGAATGGGCAACATGAAAGGCCCTGAAAAAAAAGATGGCAAACCTACAAGACTTCTGTTATCGTTGCAAGCATGGGGGGCATCAAGTAAAGCTGATGCTAGACAAAAAGCAAAGAGAATGTCTATCAGGTTAAAGAATAAAAAGGATAAATAAATGCCACAATATAAAGACGGAAAAAAATTTGTAAGGAAAAGAGGTACTTATATTGGTAACGCCAAAAGGCGAGCTGAAGTAAAGTCTATGTCAAAGGGGCCTTTAAAAAAACCTACAAGTAGTAAACCTACAAGTATTAAACCTCCGTTAGGAAAACCAAATGGTGTTAAGAATAATACAGGAAAACGGGATAATATTAAAAATCTTTTACCATTAGCAAACCTTAATAACGCAATATCTGGATCAAACAAAGTTACAAATATAAAAAAATATATAGTTAAAAAAGTAAAAGGTTCAAGCGACAATTCAGTTTTAGGTGTCCCATTGGAAACTTCTGTGAAAGCAGGAGAAAAAATTGCTAAAAATCTTAAGAACACTGTCAACAGTGGAAGAAATTTATACGGAGCGATTACTGAGAAAAGCAATGTAAAAAGAATGAAGGGTGATTTAACAAAAGGGATATCATTGTTTAAATATATTTCTGGTGTTGCTGATGCTAAAATAAATAAACCAACAGTGAAAAATAAATACGAGGAAAGAAAAGACAGACCTGTTCTAAGTTTAGCAGAATATAATAAACAATACGCAGCAGGCATAAATCCCTCATTTCTTTCAAAGATTCGTAGAAAAATGGCTTTAAAAAATCCTAGGAAGTTTAATGGAAAATTTACTGATTAAAAGGAATTGGTCTATTTCTAATGAGAAAAAAAGAAGACATTGAACGAGAGCTTGCAATTCTTTTGAAAACATATAAAATATTATGTGATACGATTCAAGAGAAAGAAGAAATTATTTTGGCGTATCAAGATTTATTGTACGATGATAACAGAAGAAGAGAGGTTTCATTCCATTGAGAGTAGTCCCAGTAACAACAAACCCTAATGGAAGAAACGACACTAGGAGGAATTATGAAGAAGCGAGAACCCTTAGAACTAAAGCATAGTTTTAAGCAGAAACGAACTCCACGAAAGCTAATGTCTAAGTTAGAAAAGATGGAGAAGCGTGCTAACAATATGATGCTTAACGAGAAGAAAAACAAAGACCAGGAAGTTACCAAGAGAGTTTTCCAGTACATAGAGCTTAAAATGATTAAAGGTCATTCAAAAGAAGACGCATCTCGTATGGCTGAACAACTTATAATGAACCAATCTTAATGTCTAGTATATTTAAGAAGGTTATGATTAAGGATTTAGGTGCGTTGCGTACTGTTGTAAGGACACAGCACATGAAACACTACCCGGAATCACATATCAATGACTATGAGGCGGATCGCATTATAGAATCTTTATCTGAAAACGCAAAAGAAAAACTAATTAAGTTAGCTGTAGACTATGGGATCACTGAATTATAAACCCGATGGGGAAACACTAAAGCTTTTTCTAAAGGACGATAGTTTCTTCAGAGGATTAAGAGGCCCTGTCGGTAGTGGTAAGTCTGTTGCTTGTTGCATTGAAATGCTTAGGCGTGCTTTATTGCAGAAAGTAGGAGAAGACGGCAAAAGAAAATCAAGATGGGCTGTCATTCGTAACACAAACCCGCAACTTAAAACAACAACAATCAAAACATGGCTGGACTGGTTCCCTGAAGAAGAATGGGGAAACTTTCATTGGAGCGTACCATTTACGCACCACATAAAGAAAGGGGATTTAGACCTTGAAGTTATCTTTTTAGCCCTTGACAGACCTGAAGATGTAAAGAAATTGCTATCATTAGAGCTGACTGGTGTGTGGATTAACGAAGCAAGAGAGATTCCGAAGTCTATTGTTGACGCTTGCTCGATGCGTGTTGGTCGTTATCCTTCTATGAGAGATGGTGGCCCTAGTTGGTATGGTGTAATTTGCGATACTAACCCTCCAGACACAGATCATTGGTGGGCAATCATGGCAGGAGAGAGCGTATTGCCTGATTATATTTCTAAACAAGAAGCTAAAATGCTAGTAAGACCAGATAACTGGACGTTTTATAACCAAGCCGCAGCTATGTTAGAGGTAAGAGACACTGCAAAACAGATATCAGGGTACGAAGAGAACCCTTTAATAGAGAATCAAAAGAACTTAACAAAAGATTACTACAAGAATATCATTAGAGGTAAGACAAAATCTTGGATAGATGTGTATGTATGCAACAAACTAGGACAAGTAAGCGATGACAAGCCTGTGTATGAAGCGTTTAGGCAAGACGTACATGTTGCTAAAGGTGATCTTGCTATCGCAGATGGTGTTCCAGTATTTATGGGAATTGATTTTGGCTTAACTCCTGCTTGTGTGTTTGCACAAAGACTAAGAGGAAGATGGATTGTATTCGATGAATTAGTGGCAGAAGATATGGGTATCGTTAGGTTCTCTGAATTAATGAAAAGCTATATGGCACAGTGGCTACCAAGAGAATTTATTATATTCGGTGATCCTGCTGGTGATCAGAGAGTACAAACAGACGAAGCAACACCTTTCCAGATCCTAAGAGGGCGTGGATTACACGCAAGACCAGCTCCATCTAATGATGTTGCACTAAGATTAGAATCGGTGACTGCTGTATTAAGTCGTTTGACAGACGGAGAAAGCGGAATGATTATAGATCCGAAGTGTAAGAACTTAATTAGAGGCTTTATGGGCGGATATCACTATAGACGTATGCAAGTTTCAGGAGAAAGATATGACGAAAGACCTAATAAGAATAGGTTTTCTCATGTTCACGATGCGTTCCAGTACTTATTGTTAGGAGCAGGCGAAGGAAGAGCCTTGACTGTTGGTCAAAAGCAGAGTAAACCTGTAGTAGCAAAAAGAAGTTTTAATGTTTTTAATGTAAAACCACATTCAGTTTACGAAAGGCGAAGATAATGTGTATAGGAATGAAAGCCCCATCTCCTCCTCCACCTATCGCAGAAGATGCAAGTGTTCTTGAACAAAGAAAAAGAATGAGAGCGGACCAAGCAAGGCAAACAACAGAAGATAAGAAAAAACAATTCGAGATGAGAGTTAATGCGTACACAGGAAAGCAAGGCAAAAGGTCTATGCTATCTGGAAGAAAAGGTGGGCAAGGCTTTGATGTTGATGCTAAAATAATGTCAGGCACGACTCTAGGAGTTTAAATGGTTATAGACGCACAACCTGTTTCAACAGAAAATTCTTTTGATGATGATGTTAAGAGATTAATGGCTCGGTATAAACACGCCCAGTCTATAAAAGATTTATGGCTTCCTACTTTTGAAGAGTGCTATGAGTTTTCCTTACCACAAAGAGAAAGTTTTTATAGCGAGACTATAGGCAGAAGAAGAAGTGATCGTATCTTTGACGAGACTGCTGTAGTTGGCGTGCAAGAATTTGCTAGTAGATTGCAAGCTGGTATAGTTCCTAACTATGCTAGATGGGCTGATCTTGTCGCAGGTTCAGAAATTCCAAAAGATGACCAAAAAGAAGTAAACCTTATGTTAGATGACGTAACAGAGTACGTCTTTGAAGTATTGCAGAACTCTAACTTTTCACAAGAAGTCCATGAAACATTCTTAGATGTTGCAGTTGGTACTGGTGTCTTGCTCATTGAAGAAGGAGATGCTGTACAACCAATAAAATTTAAAGCAATACCCTTACCTCAGATAGTATTAGACTCAGGTCATGACGATAAGATAGACCATGTTTTCCGTAAAAGAAAAATTAGAATGAAAGACCTGCCTTATGCTTATCCAAATGGGACCATGTCAGAGAAAATGGTAATGGATATGGAAAAAAATGGGGAGATGTCTTGTGAAGTTTTAGAAGTTGTCTATAGATTATACGAAAATACTAAGGAAGAAGAGCATAGATACTGCGTTATTGCTACTAATTACGAGCATAAGATAGTAGAAACAGCTTTTAAAGGGCTGGGTTCTAACCCTTATGTAGTATATAGATGATCAAAAGTAGCAGGAGAAGTCTATGGTCGTGGTCCTTTACAGTTAGCATTGCCAGCAATTAAGACTTCTAACCTTGT